ATCGTCTTGTTTCTCTTCATCTTTTTTTTGAGATGGATTTTCTAGAAGATTGTCTTGTTTATAGTTAGGTGGGGTGTAATCAGGAGATTTTGTTTGTAAAAGTTGTCGTAACCACATCAAAGATAAAAAATCTTTCTTCACTTTTTTATTGACTCTATACTCTATTTTGGCATCTAATGTAGCTAATAAGATAGGTTGTAAATCTGGATGTTGTTCAAATTTAGCTCTTACTGCACGAAAAGAATCAATAAAAGAACGTTTTTCATAAGAAGTATCTGGTTTAATTTTTGTATTTTCTTGTATAGATAAAGCTTTTTCATAATCATATAAATCTTGAAAGAGTGGGTAGGTTCGGTATTCAGATGCGATAAGAAAATGATTTACATTTTGCCAAGTATGATTGTCTAATTCAAAAGGGGCTATGAAAGAATTACATAACTTTTTTCTCCAATCGGTCATTTTTTCAAGAGGTTTAAATTCTATTTTTCTCTCATCTTTTATTTCTTCACTTGATTCTTTTCCTGGTGCTTTTTGTTTGTCATTATCATTACAAACAATAAATTTTACATCATTACTAAACTTTATTCTTTTCTTCATTTCATCTTCTACTAATTCATCTTCTAATAACTCGTTTTCTTTTTCTCCTTTTGGTTCCTCTTCTCTTGCTTCTACTAATTCTCTTCCTGGATGAATCACTTTACGTATCTTTGTTTTTTCTTTTTTTTCTGGCACAGGAACTTTTTGTACCATTAAATTAGAATCAGGAACAAGAATAGGAACTGGTTTTCCAGGAAAGGTTACTGCACATTGACCATATATTTTTGTACGTACATGTTCTAAAATAGCTTTACGGTCTAATTTTGAATCAGGAATCATTTTTACATGAAAAAAAGAATCTTTTTTTTTAGGAAAGACAAGAGGTGTTTTTGGTATTTGTAAGAATTCCCATGGATCTAAAATAAGAGAAGATGGTTCTAAAGACATAGGATCCTAATATATATATCTTTATAAAGTCTTTTGCAAAATGGAATGTTTTTGATGAACATGTTCACATACTTCGGTAAAATCAGAATACATTTTAATATTTTCTATACCACATTTACAAGCATATTGTTCTGCCATTTGTTTTATTTTATGTTTTCCCTCTCCTAAAAAGAGAAAGATTTTATGTTTGAATGCCATATGTGAATGTATTTCTTGAAATGTGTTAAAGGTTTTATATGAAATAGTTTGATGATGAGCCACACCAAAAGTAGGTTGTCCTAAACATAAATAAACACCAATATGATATCCTGTTTCATTTGAATAAGAAGACATTTCCATTAAATAAGGTGTGGTTTTGAATTCACTTTGTAATAATTCTTGTAAAGGACGTTTATAATTATCAGATTGTTTGGTTATTTTTGTCCACTCAATATGAGTATCAAAAACTCTTTCCACAAATAATTGTGCAATTTGAAAGCCAGGACCTGTTTGGAAATAAGTAGTGAACCATTTTGCTTCATCTTGTATAGTAATACGATTAAAATCTAAAAACAAAGCTCCTACAAAGGCTTCAAATAAACAACCTAATTTTTTATAATTAGTTCGGATATTTTTTTGTTCTGTATGTTTGGATATCATATACCATTTTTGCAATCCCATTTCCATAGCAATACGACCAATGGTTTCATTTTTTACTAATTCTATTTTGGTATCTGTCATAAAACCTTCATCTTCTTTAGGAAAACGTTTATAAATATAAAATTTTGCAATACATTCTAATACTCCATCTCCTAAAAATTCTAAACGTTCGTTGGATTTTGTATAGAGAGGATAACAATCTTTAGGAGGTTCTACTAATAAAACATTGTTATTTTGATTGGTAAGAGAAGGACGTCTAATATAGGATTTATGGACAAACGCACGTTTGTATAATTGAAATTGGTTAAGTGGGGCCATAACACCATATTTAGCTAAAATATCTTGAACATTCATTGGATTGATTTCACAATTCAATGGATTATATGGATCAAAAATACAGGTAAATTCCCCATTGATTTTTTCAATACGTGTATCTTCTTCCTTTTTTGACATTTCGTTTGGTTTTCTTTATACCTTTAGCCGTTTTTGTTTAAGTTCTTTTATTATCTAAAAAATCAATTTTTCTTCTTTTTCTTCTCTTTTTTTTCTTTTTTTTCTGTTACGAAAATAAATATATTTTAGATAATATATACTATGCCTTTGTACAATGCAGCTTCAAGAGCAAGAAATGCAACTTTGATTAAAAACAGTAATCAAGGAGGAGGAGATAAGAAAGCTGGGTTTCCATATATGATTGGAAGAGGATATTTAACTTCTATTGCGTTTCATGCAACAGGAGCCAATTGTTGTAATTTGACAAAACAAATGACTATGCCATTGAAGAATGTGAATCAATCTAGAAATATTAGTTCTGTAAATGTTCCAGCTGTCAGATGGGTGTAAATGTTTTTGATTTTTTTATATAATATAGGTACCAATATATTATATATTTCGGTTTAGCACTATACTCCTTATCCCTTTCTGAAATCATCATAAAGGCAAAGGTACAGAAACCGTAGGTTTTCTGAAAACAACATAAAGGGAAAGGTTCGGAAAACCGTAGGTTTTCTGAATGGAACTAATTATTGATGAACGAGAGAAGACTCTTTATGAACTCTTACAAAAAAAAGAAACAAATGTTACATTAACAAAATGTGTTCTACCCTTAGGTGATTTCTTGATCAAGAAAAACGACATGCCTCTTTTTTTAGTGGAACGTAAATCCTATTCTGATTTATTAGCTAGTATAAAAGATGGACGTTATAAAGAACAATCGTACCGTTTACAACATACAGAATGGAAAGCACATCAAATTATATATTTATTAGAAGGAACCTATTCTCAAATTCAAAATCCAAACGATAAGAAAATAATCTTATCGGCCATGACTAGTTTATCTTTATTTAAAGGGTTTCATATTGTAAGAAGTTCTTCCTTAAATGATACCGCAGATATTCTCTTACATATGACTGAAAAGATATGGAAAGAAACAGAGAAAGGGGAGGTATTATTTTCTAGTGAGTTGCCTTCAGAAAAACCCTATTCTTCTGTTGTAAAAACCATCAAAAAAGATAATATCACCGCAGAAAATATTGGTGAAATCATGTTATGTCAAATACCAGGAATTCAAACCAAAACCGCTTCTGCAATTATGAATACGGTACAGAATTCTTTTCCAGAATTGTTTCGTATTTTACAAGAATCACCAGAAACCATAGAAAAGATTCGTGTCGGTGATAGAAAAATAAATAAAAACGTGTTGGAAAAATTACAATCCTTTCTTTTGAAAAAAAGAATAGATGAAAAAAACGACAAACAAGAATGCGAAGAAGGTTAAGAGAAGAAAAGCAAAATTAAATTCTTCTTTTTTTGTTATTTTCCACATTTTTTTAGTATATTTTGAAGTTCTCATATTATATTATATTTATACAGATATAATATATTGGGATGGTGATTAAAGTTAAAGGTATATCAAGTGACATGAAAACGTTTGAAGTTAGTTTAGATGGATCGTTTTCTAATACATTTCAATTAAATGGAAAGAACGATTTAAAAATAGCGACTGGGTGTGATATTTATAAAGATGCTTTTCATGTTTCTGAACCAAAAAAGAAAACGAAAACCGAAAAACAAATAGAAGAGGATTCCGATGAGGAGGATGAGTTGGATGCTGGAAATAAAATAAAAAATAAAGAAGGTATAGAAAAAATTGTAAGTGAGTTGTTCTCAGTAGAAGAATCTGGATGGGAAAAAAAATTAAATAAAATAATGACTGATATTGAAACTCTAAATGAAGCGGCACATACGGAAATTGTTTTTGAAAGAAAAAAAATAAAAGAACAGCGATTATCTTGTTGTATCTATTATCATGAATCTGGATTAGGACCTGATAAAGTATCATTTGACACTAAATTGATAAATTTAGATACGGCGGCACAATTGATTGATCCTGGACCTGGAAGTGGTTCTTTTCCATTTCCAAAAGAAGGTGAAATAATAGAATTTGATAAATCTTTTATGAATAAATTTGGATTTGAAGGAGAATGGAGGTGGAAAGCCGAAACGATGAGAGGGGAAAATGACAGAAAACAACGTTTTTTATATACCATTGAAACACATCTCCCATTTAAAGCTCCTTCGGTTTTATCTGGGAAAATTGACGCGTTTCAAGAATATATTAAAGGGAATGCCACAAAAAATCAATATATAAATGAACTAGAAGTAAAAAAAAAAACTGTCGACGAGAAAGCTTATAAATTAGTTGAATACAAAGAATTAGGAGATGCGATGCAAAATGCAACGTATATTGCTTGGCATAAATATTGTGAACGAAAATATAAAACATCCACGGAGCTATACGTTGGTGAAAATTATAATACTTCTTATTTACATTCTGATACGGTTTCTGATATTAATACTTTTTTATCATTATATACTGTAATGCTTACTACTGATCATCCTGTTCATTGTAGGAACGTATTGTTTGGTGTACCATCTGTTTATTCTGGGGGACGTAATAAATGTAGTACCAATCGTAGGTTTGTTCCCCTTATAGATCCAACAGAGAGAAAAAAAGAACAAATACTTAGAGAGTTAAAGTTAGTAGAAAACTGTAATAATAACTTAAAAGTTCGCTGGAATAAAGCTCTGATTGAAAAAAATATATTTATTAAAATACAAAAACGTTCAAATAAAGATTTTGAATTCCGAATTACTGAAGAATTGCGGAACACACCTATAAGTATTGCCATTCAAGAGTTTCTAGACACAATGAATAAAGAAGCTAGAGACAATGCAGAGAAACTTAGAATGGATGATTCTATAATGGATCCTTTACTTGTCACTTCTTATATTGAGACATACATTCAAAAATATATGTGTTCTGATCTTATACAGGTTAGAGTAAACAAAAAAAATGAAAATAAAGTCAAACAATATATTGATGGTGTTTTTTTACAGCAAATTGAAAATAATATGACATTTAATGAAGAAATTAATAATTATATACGTTCCATTAATAGTTTTATAGAGTCTAAAAAAAAACCCGCCACATTTTTAAGTTTACGTGGAGGTGTTGGATCCAATCGTAGAAGAAGTCGTAGAAGAAGTAGATCAAGAGAAACGTTTAGAAATCGTTCTAGAAATATGTCAGCTACTTTTTTAACGATGAATGAAAAAATGATTTTATTTCTTATTCATAAATATTACTTAACTGAAAGAAATTCTTCTCATTCTAGAAGAAGTTATTCTAATTGGAATCCAGTTTCTATTGAAAATAGTTTTTATTCTATTTATTGTGATGTTATATGGAAAATGCAAATGACTAAAAATAAAGAGAGAGGTCGTAGTCTTCTGACAGAAGAACAACGTGGTTTCAATAGAATCAATAATGCTACTTATGACACAATTCGTGACCTTGTTTATCGCAACGAACGTTTTCGGTTTACCGTTCCAAAATTGAGATCTCTTCCTTCTTCTTCTCAAATACATTCTTCCTTTATGATGTCGATCTACGTTTTTATACAAAATATGTTATCTATCGTTCAAGATTATGATGATGTAGCAGCGAATACAAATTTTCTAGTTCAAACTAGAAATCCTGTCGTTGATGAAAATCCAATCATTCAAGATCAAGTTCCATTGTTAAATCCAACCAAACTACAAGAAAAAGGGTTTCAACAACAAACCAAAAAAAGAGCGTGGATGGATATTTTTAATAGACCACAAGCAAAAGATTCTTTATCAGAAGAGTCAGTAGCTTCTGAGAGAGCGGAGAGCCGAATACGTAATAATAGAACTAAACGAATCAGAAGAATCCGTATATAAACCTTTGAAGATTTAACTTCGCACAAGATATGAGTATTTTTTCTTAATTTATTATATGAATAAATACAAAAGTGATGATTATAAATTAAGAAACAAAAAACGAAAAACAAAACGAAACAAAACAAAAATAAGAAAGAACTTCAAGAAATAAGATAAAGAGAAAACAAGAATTTACAAGAAAAGGACACTTGATGGATATTTTAAAACAAAACAAACTTTCTCGTTCGGAATGGGAATCTATTGAAATTCCTGTCTCAGATGAAGAAAAAAAGATTTTATCTCTGATTCGTAATGGTTATATGAATATTAATCAAAAAGATAATTATACATTAAATATATTAAAAGTCACCAAAATTGAAGCTTCCAAAGAATCCGATTTATTTTTATATAAAAAATACTTTAAAACGGAAGTTGACAAAATGATTGAAAAATATGGAGGTGAATGGACAGAAAAATTTAAAATAAAAGAAACAAGTATTAAAAAACTAAAATCTGCTGATAATATACGTATTCAAAATGCAGATACTCTTATTCTTCAACTTCATGATCGTATATATGAATTTCTCTTATTAAAATATTTGCTTCTTATGTGTAAAGCATTAAAAAAAAAGAAACCTTTTGAAATCTATTTATATACACTAATTCAATGGCGTAAAGCGACCATTTTACATACAAACGCATATATCTTAGATTTAACCGATATATTACTTTCTTATGCAAAAACACAAAGTTCTATTATGAGACTTTTAGAAAATGGTGTTTCTATTCTAGAAAAGAATCCAGAATTATTTAAATGTGAAGATATATCTTTATTTTCTCACCAAAAAGAATTGTTTTCCTTAGCTAAAATGGAAAGAAATAGACCTAAATTATTATTATATACAGCTCCTACTGGTACTGGTAAAACATTATCACCCCTTGGATTATCAGAACAATATAAAATTATTTTTGTATGTGTTGCCAGACATGTTGGTTTAGCTTTGGCCAAATCTGCTATAAGTATTGAAAAAAAAGTGGCTTTTGCTTTTGGTTGTGAAACGGCTTCCGATATACGATTACATTATTTTTCTGCTATTGATTATGAAATTAATCGTCGTAGTGGTGGAATAGGTAAAGTAGATAATTCCAATGGACGAAATGTAGAAATTATGATATGTGATGTTCAAAGTTATGTTTCAGCCATGCATTATATGTTAGCATTTCATGATCAAAATGAACTTTTATTATATTGGGATGAACCTACCATCACATTAGATTATGAAACACATCCTTTACATAAAATCATACATAAAAATTGGTCTGAAAATAAAATTCCAAATGTGGTTTTATCATCCGCCACATTACCAAAAGAAGATCAAGTACAAGAAATGATACAAAATTTCCGTATTCGTTTTGATAATGCATTAATACGTACTATTACAAGTTACGATTGTCGTAAAAGTATTCCAATGATAACCAAAGAAGGATATTGTTTTCTTCCTCATTTGTATTGTGATACATGGGTACAATTACAACAATATGTTTCTTTTTGTCAAACAAATAAAACCTTGTTACGTTATTTTGATTTACAATGTGTATTAGATTTTCTAATTATGACCGAACAAAAGAAAGTACATGGAAATAAAACACAATTAAATCATTATTTTGATGAGGTTAATGATATGGATAAAATGAATATGGAAACGATAAAAATATATTATTTAGATGTATTACAAAATATGACAGAAATAGGATGGGAATTAGTGAAAAGTGTTTTAAAAGCCAAAGAAAGTCCGAAATTTTCTTGTCTGGATCCTTTGAAAAGAGTATCTAGTTTTCAAGTGACACCGACACAAACCCAGTTTGTAAGTAACCTTCATAGAAGTCAATCAGAAAATAACATAGAACAAAAGGAACAAGGAATTTTATTAACAACCGTAGATGCCTATACATTAACCGATGGACCCAGTATTTATTTAGCTGAAAATATTGAAGAATTAGCTTCTTTTTATGCGAATGTAAGTAATATTTCAGATACTGTATTACAAAAGTTAGTCGGAGATATTGTTTTTAATGAGAAATTACAAAAACAAATAGAATTATTAGAAACAGAATTTAATAACAGAACGAAAATGAAATCTAATGAAGAAGACACAAAAACACGTCATAAAGAAGGATTAACAGAACATTGTTTAGCTCTAAGAGAAAATATAGAACTTTTAAATACACAATTTAATCTCATATCCTTGGAGAAGAAATATATACCCAATACTCCACCACATCAATTATTATGGACACCTGATAAACAATTACATCCAAATGCATTCATGTCTAATATAGACGATAAAACAGTAAAACAAATCATGGAAATGGAATTACCACGTTCTTTTAAAATCCTTATTTTATTGGGAATAGGGGTTTTAATCAAAAAAAATATACCTGAGTATGAAGAATTAGTTAAAAAACTTGCAGAAGAACAGAAATTGTTTCTAATTCTAACGAGTTCCGATTATATTTATGGAACCAATTATCAATTTTGTCACGGATTGATTGGACAAGATTTACAAAATATGACCGCACATAAAACATTACAAGC